GCATCCAAAGAAATGGAAGGGGTTAAAGATAAAGATAAAGATAAAGATATTAGTAAAAGTTCTATAAAAATAAAAAGAAAGGTGTTTGAAATTCCATCAGAAGAAATGGTTGTTGCTTATTGCAAGGAAAGAAAGAACTCAGTCAACGCTGTTAAGTTTGTTAACTTTTATATATCAAAAGGTTGGATGGTTGGTAAGAACAAAATGAAAGATTGGCAAGCTGCTGTTCGTTCATGGGAAGTAGCAGACAAAGAAAACCTTAACACAAGAAGTCTCGATAGCATAAGAGGTAATAGTAGGGCTTACATACAAGAATCAGATAGGGGTGGTAACGATGATTGGTAAATACAAGTTTAGACCTCATAGCGGTAAACAAACAGAATTTCTAAAGTCTACATCTAATTGGATATTTTACGGAGGTGCAAGAGGTGGAGGTAAATCTTTAATGTTGGCATGGAAAGCTGCATTAGTACCTAGAGTATATCATTATGAAAGGCTAAAGAAGAAAATAGAGCTTGATGAAGCAAAGAAATTTAAAGCAGAAGGTAAAGCTGTAAAGACTGTTGTCGATGCTGTTTCGATAGACTTTCCAGATTACATTGGTATTTTAATGAGAAGAACCTTTCCTCAATTAGAAAGAAATTTAAAACCAGAATGCGATAAGCTTTATAAATTGTACAATGCTAGGTGGCAAGAAAGAAACAAGTGTTATGTGTTCCCTTCTGGAGCAAAAATATATTTAGTCCATTGCCAAGATAGAAGAGCCTTAGATAACTACATTGGTGGTAACTATAATTTTATTGGAGTGGATGAAGCGAATCAATTTCCCGAAGATTGGATAGAAGAGCTTTCAACCTCAGCTCGTACTGACAACCAACTATTACAACCTCAAATATGTTTGACTTCAAATCCTGGAAATATTGGTCATGTTTGGCTTAAGAAAAAGTTTATAGATAGATGCCCACCAATAGCAGCTAAAGAAAAAAGATACAACGAAGAATTTGATGTTTATTTTCAAAATCAAAAAACAGGTGAACCTTTTGTAGACGAAGAAGGTATTAGTTTCCATTTTATACCAGCAACAGTATTTGATAACCCAACTCTTTTAAAAAATGACCCAAACTATGTAAGAAAATTAAAAGGATTAAATCCAATTTTAAAAGCAATGTGGCTAGAAGGTCGTTGGGATGTTTTTGCTGGAACTTATTTTGATAATTGGAATCCAATAAACCATGTTATCCCTAGCACTTATTTTCAATTTGGAGTTCATTTTAGAAAAAGCTCTCACACTCTTTACCGATTTTATGATTATGGTACAAAAGCTCCTTTTGTTTGTTTATTTGCAGCAGTAGATAGAGACCAAAATATGGTTATATTTGATGAGATAACTGAGACTGGTTTGTCTGCCTCTAAGCAAGCAAACAAAGTAAATGAATACACTTGGGATACATACAGGCTTAAACCAGAAGATTTTGACGATGATATTGCTGACCCAGCGTATTGGACTAAACATTCAGAAAAAGAAGGGATGTTATATTCGCCAGCAGACTTCTATGGAGATGACGGTATTTATCTATCTAAGGGAAACAATGATAGGAAAGCTGGTGCTAAAATTGTATACGAAGGACTAGAATCACCAGATGAAGGATTCCCTAGAATTAGATTTACAGAAAATTGTTTACAATGTATAGAAACTTTTCCTAATTTACCATCGGCAGAAAATGACCCCGAAGACATTGACACCAAAGCTGATGACCATCATTATGATGCTTTAAGATATGGTGCATTAAAAGTTCTGCCTAGTCTTGCTGTATATCAAAATAGAAAAAAAGGTTGGCGTTATCGAGGAGAAAAATCTAATTCAGGTAACAATACAAATTGGAAAACAGCATAATGGCTAAAGACGCATATAGCAATGACAATCCTTCTGGTTCACAATACGCAGCAGGTATACTATCCAAGCAAGCAGATAAAGTTTTAAAATCTTGGAAGTATAGTAGAGACTCTTTTGAAATAGCAAGAAAAGACTCAGAAAGAGCTGTGAGGTATGTTAATGGGGATACGTTTACCTCTGAAGAAAGAACCAACGCAGCTAAATATAAAAAACCTTTACTTAAGTATAATATTATTACGCCAATTATTAGTACGCTAGTTGGTAATGAACAATTAAATCGTAAAACTGCAAAGTTTAAACCAATAACGGTTGAGTCTGTAGAAGTGACAGACATTTTACAAGGTAGATGGACTGCCATAATAGATGAGCAAGATTTAGAAGATAAATTACAAATAGCCTTTATAGATGCTTTATCCACTAAGCTAGGTGGATGGATTCAAAGAAGTTGGGAAGTTAACGAAGAAGGTTATCTTGATTTTAAATACGATGTGTTAAATAATTTTCGTGTGTACATAGACCCAGAGACAAGAGCAAATGATTATGAATTAAAACATTGCAGATGGCTCGTTAAAGAAGGGTGGGAGTCTTTAGATGTAATTAGTGAACAGTATTCAATTGACCCACATGATATGAAAGTTGAAAGGTCAAAAGCTTGGTATCAGTCTTTATCGGAAACAATTAGAAGGATGACAGATAAAACATATTCTTCTAATCTTGAAAATTATGATAAAATAAACGACAGGTATAGAGTCCTTGAGATGCAAGAACGTATTGTAACTAAAATGGTTAATACGTTTGATGGTAATGATTATAAAGTAATGACAAGGTCTGAATATAAAAGTTTAGAAAAAGAAAACCCTAGTTTAATGAAAGTTAGGGAGTTCAATAAAGATTCAATACACATGACAACTATTATTCCTTACTTTAAAAACCTAGTAGTTAAGGATGAAGATGCAGAACAGCCAACGTCTAATTTTGATTGTTTTCCCGTTTGGAGTTATAATTATAATGTCCAAATAAACGAACAGACATCACTTGTTGACCATCTATTAGATATACAAGACGATGTAAATAAAGCTAAATCTCAAGTTAGAGACTATGTTACGCAAATATTGTCTGGCGGTGTTTTTATAGACAAAAGAGAAAAAGAAACTGTTAAAGCATTAAAAGAAAAAGGAAATCAGCCAAACATGGTTTATGAATTAAATAATCCAGCGGCTATACCTCAAAGATTATCTCCTTCACAGTTACCACCAGATATAATGTTAAACGCTGAGAATAGTGTAGCATTTGCTCAAAGAGTTTCATTGGTATCTGAGGCAATGAAAGGAGAAACAGCAAGGAGTGGTGAGTCTGGAGTCCTATTTGAACAGAAAGTTCAAAGAGCTGCAGCGGCTATAAACCCTTATTTTAAAAGTTTAAGTAGGCTTAGAAAAGTCTTAGCAAAAGATTTTGTAGACAACTTTAACTATGTCTATTCTGAAATGGACAGAGTTATTCGAGTTAAAGAAGAAGGTAAGTTCAATGAAACAATAATGAATCTTAGTGTTGGCGCACAAGTCTTTAACGATGTTCGTAACCCCTCATTATACGTTGAATTAGATGAGGGGGAGAGCAATATAACTCAGAAAGAAGATAATTTTAATCGTATGGTTGCAATGGCAAACTTAATTGGTTCAATTAACCCTCAACTTGTAGACATTAGAACTCTTGTTGAAAATGCTCCAATTGTTGGTGCAGAAAAATTTGTTGAGTATATAGATAATACAATGCAAATGCAGTCTGAATCAGCTCAACGACAATCTGAATTAGATTCTACAAAACAAACATTAGAAAATATGAAAACAGAACGTGGTATGGTTACTGACGAAGAAAAGATAAGACTAGACGCTCAAAAACAAAANNTNAGTTAATGGCAGATAGAAAGAAAAAATATTCTGCGGCTTGGCAAAAAAAATCTGGNAAGTCTAAGACTGGTGGATTAAACGCAAAAGGTAGAGCTAGTTATAAAGCTCAAACTGGTGGTACATTAAAGCCTCCAGTTACAGAGAGTAACCCAACTGGTAAAAAGAAATCGAGAAAAAAAAGTTTTTGTTCAAGGATGTGTGGAATGAAAAAAAAACTAACAAGTGCTAAAACAGCAAACGACCCAAAATCAAGAATTAATCTTGCTTTAAGAAAATGGAAATGTCGTTGTAGCTAAAAAAAGGATAGTTATGAAAAAAGGATTATACGCAAACATAAACGCTAAAAAGAAAAGAATCAAAGCTGGTAGCGGTGAAAAAATGAAAAAAGTCGGAGCAAAAGGCGCACCAACTGCTAAGGATTTTAAAGATTCTGCAAAGACAGCAAAGAAAAAATCATACAAAAAAGTATATTCAAGATAAAATGAACAATCCATTAGCTAAATTAGTAAAATGGCAATTATCAACTGGTCAGCTAGATGGTTGGACTGCTTATCATATTGGTGCAGGAGCTTTCTTCTGTAAGATATTTCAATGGATGGATTGGAGTTCTTTTTGGTGTGTTATGGGAGTTTTTATTATTGGTGTCTTATGGGAAGTTTTTGAAGTCTTTGTAGAAGGTACATCTAGAACTTATGGTACGAAGAAAAGATGGGCATATAACACAGCTGCAGATATAATTGTAGAGACAGGGATGGCTTTATGGATGGTTATTTAAAGAGAAATGAGTGAAGAAGTTAAAACAGCTAGGTCTTATCGGACTAATGTTATTGATGACAACCTTGTGGTTAGCCTTAATTTTAAGTTTTTGGCACAAGCTTTTGTTTTGGTTGGTTCTTTGGTGTATGGTTATTATCGTATTGAAAGCCGATTGGGAAACCTTGAATCTGAGGTTGCCAAAGCCGATAAAAAAATCGGTAATTTACTTGATAAACATATTGTTGATGAAAGACTTGAGAGAGAAGAATTAGCTGAAAAAGTAAAGTTTTATGAAAAAGAAATTAATTTAAACCCTATGAGTTGGGGAAAAAGAAGGAAAAGTAAATAATGACTTTCAATGATATTATAGATATACCTATTATTAGGCAGGAAAAAGTTGTAGAAAATAATAATACAAATAAAAAAAAATATACAAGGCAAGATTCGTTAAGAAACGTATATAGAGCAAAGAGAAGCAATATAATTAATAAAGGGAAAACAAATGTCAGAAAACCAAAATAGTGAAGAGCAGGTAGACCCTAGCCTTCAACAAGAGCTTGAACAACTTGATAATAAAATTGAACCGAAGACAAACAATCAGGAGGAATCCGAACCTTCTGTAAAACTTATTGAAAAAGACGGTGAGCTGTATATCAACAGCGAATCTAATGATGCTAATGATGACGCAGACCCTCAAGAGGGAGAATCTAGTCAGAAGTTAGACGAATCAGATTATAGCAGCACCGAGGGAGATAAGCCATCACCGTTCCATGACAAATCAAAAGAAGACCTAGTTGACTTGGTAGTCAATGCACAGAAAATGATTGGAGACCAGTCAAATGAAATAGGTCAACTTAGAAAGTTAACAGCAAATGACGAGGATTTATCTGAGTCTGAGCTTTTGGAACGACTTACTGCTGACGATGTTCAGGATGCTGTTTCTACGGAAAAAGCTAAATTGGATGAAATTGACCCTTATGATATGGAGGCTGTTACAACACAGCGAACTCTAATAAGGGAAATGGAAAACGACCTGATAAACAAACGCACACAAGAACATCTTGAATCAAGACTAAATGGTCGAGATAACGAGGCTTTTGTTTCTACAATGAAACAAAGGTTTAGTACAGATGGGATTGAAGTAAGTGACGATGAGTTTAATACTGTTAGTGAGCGTGCGAAGGAATATACTGAAAATGGGCTACTAACCGAGAGAGCCTACCACAAAGCCATGATTGATGAATTTGGGGTAGAGAAGGTATCTAAAAACTACCAGATGGCAGGAGAGCGTAAAGCTAGGCAAGACATTCAAAATGCTTCAGCCAAGCAAGTTGAGAAGGTCGATGTGAGAGGCACAGGCAAAAACGCTAAACTTGTTCGTGTTGCTGACATGAACAGAAAAGAACTCCGCAGCACTCTTGATAATCTTTCAGTTACTGAACTTCAAAAGCTATACGGACAGTTAAATAGTTAATAAACAAAATAAACGCACCTAAAAAGTGCAAATAAACAACATAAGGAGTTTAATATGGAATCTTCACAATCATTTATTGCAAATGTAGAAATTCTAAACTCATTGTTAAGGAAAGAAAGTTGGTATAATACTTTCTGGGCAAAATTCTCTGGAAATGTGGATATATCCTCGGATGACAACGGTAACACCGTATACACTCCATCAGGTAATCCAATGGAAATCTTAAGCGACTATGTTGCTCAAGGTAGAGACAATATGCTTATTCCTTTCTTGAGTGATTTAACAGGTTCACCAGTTTATGGTGATACTGTGCTAAAAGGAACAGGAGAAGACCAGTCTATGAGATGGTTGCGTGCATACTGTAACCAGTATCGTAAAGCAGTTATGAAAAAGTCTGGTTCAATGAGTGAACAACGTCAAAAAGTGTTCAAGTTAATGGACGAAGCAAGACCACAATTAGCTAAATGGTTTACTAAATGGGAAAATCAGTCGATATTTCAATCCTTCTACGAAGGTGTATCGCCAAATCTTTCTATTGGTACAGCCTCTGATGGTTTAGGACTTGTTCGCAGGTATCATCCAAACTGGTATATTAATGATGGAGCTGTACTAACAGCGGTTGGAACTGAAAAATCAACTAAAACTAATGCTGAGTTAGATGCCGCTATTGGTACAACAGCTTCAGGTGCAGCTGATGCTGACACAGCAATGACTGCTGGTTTACTACGACAATTACGAGTGAAGTGTATGTCTCTTAAAATACCTCACATGGAAACTGTTGATGGAAATCAGTTTTATTGTATTGTTATGCATCCAGCTCAACTTGCAAGTCTTCAATCTGATACTGATTACAAAGAGTCTCAGAGATATGGGTTTATGGGTTCAGGTGGAGCTAAAATGCCAGAAATGACTGGTATGGCAGGATACTACGCTGGATTCTGTATCTTTGAAGACATTGTTGGTATTCGTGAATGGGATGAAGCAGGATATTTCTTTGGCTCGACTGTTTCTAGTCGTTTTGAAGATTCTGCTGTAACATTGCACGCTGATAATGCTAAAAGAGTCAGAAATGCTATAGTCTTTGGTAAAGGTGCTATGGGTAAAGCAATTGCAGAAGACCTTCATTTCACTTCAGAAATAGACGACCATGCAAATACTATCGAGCTTGGTGGTGCAGTTATTAACGGTTACAATCGTGCAGAGTATTATGTTGAAGGCGATGCCTTAGAAGTAAGTGGTGACGCTTTCTACAAAGGAAACTCTTCATCAGCAGATGCAGCCGCTTTAGCCGCAATCAATACTGGCTCGCTAATAATAGCGACAGGGGAGTAGAATATGAAAAGTTCAACAATGTATAAAAATGCATATTCAGATGAGAC